GCGCCAAGACAGCGACTATCAAGGAAGCGAGCGGAAAGATCGACACGCTGAGAACCGATGGGCGCATCTTCCTTGAACTCGGCAATATCGTGGCGCTGCGTCTGTATCTAGATAAGCCGGGCAACGACCGTTGGGATGCCCTCGCGATCGTGACGGGTATCGAGATGAAGGCCGATGCCAAGGATATCGAAGAGCAAAGCATGACCTTCGACACCTATGGCGTCCCTTATTTCCGCACGGTGTAAGCGAGAGAAAGAAAGAAGAACTACACGCATGCCACGAGCAGCTAAGAAACGAGCCCTCCTCGCCAACGAGGAGCCTAATTTATACGATGAGGAGGAAGCGGTAGAGGATGAAAGCGAAGAACTGACCGGGGACGCAGAGACGCACACGAACGGGGCGACCCCTGAGGAAGTGGCCTATCTCGAAACTGAGGATGAGGATGAGTTACGTGAACTTATCTCGAAGATTGATGACGTGGTGGAGGAACTCTTAGATGTACCGGAATGGAAGGTCAAGGGGCTGGACGGAAAAACCAGGATTGTGACTGTCCTCTTACGTACCCTCACCACCTATGAGCGCACGATGTTCATCAATGCCATGGTGAAAGCCAATAACGATATTAGCAAAGCCTACCCCGATCTCGTCATCTTATCGGCCAGGCATCCCAAAACCAAGAAACTCATCTTTCACAAGAATGACCGCGGCATGCTCCAAACCAAGATGGGACGGGCGACCGAACGCATCGCGTTGCGAGCCTCTGAACTCAACGGATTGACACAGGAGGCATTGAACGAGATGCGAAAAAACTCCGGGCGCAGCCGCTAGAGTACCGTGAGATGCAACTCATGGAACTCTTCGGATGCGCGACTCGGGGGGAATTGTACTTGCGCCTGAAATCAGGCACGAATTATATGCGCTGGATGCTCTATCTTGAATACAAGGAGGAGCTGGAAAACGACAAATTGAAGGCCATGATGGGCGACCAATCCTAAAAGGAAGGAGGTACCGAATAGATGAATATCGGGGAAGTTCTTGTCAAGTTCGGTGCCGAGACCTCTGGCTTCATGGGTGGGCTCCGCCTGGTAGAGAGTGCGATAGGTGGTATGGGAGGCTTCGTTAAGGGGGCGCTCGGCGATATGAACTCAGGCCTGCACAGTATCACCTCAGGCTTTGCTACGATGGGCACAGGTGCAGGCGGCGCGTTCTCCTCAATGCGTATCGGTGCGCAAGACGTGGCGAGCGGCATGCTCAAACTGGGGGCTGTCATCGCACTTGTCGGTGGCATTGCCGCCGTGGCTATCGGCGTGACTATCGGCGTGGTAGCGGTGCGCGCTGCCGCTGACTTCCAGCAAGGTATGGCTCGCCTCGTTACTGGCGCCGGTGATGTGACCGACAACATGCAAAAGATGGGCCAGTCCATTCTCGGGATATCCACCGCTACCGGCGTACTGACCGGCGAGCTTCTGCCGGCCATGTACCAGATTATTTCAGCAGGGCAGAGAGGAGCGGTCGCCGAGAATACGCTCAAGGTGGCTGCCATGGGCTCGGTTGCCGAGCAAGCCAAGATCGTCGATGTCGCCAAAGCTCTCACCACGGCCATGACCGACTACGGTACCTCGCAGTTCAACGCCACCCAATTCATGAATGGCTATACCCGCGCGACCCAGTTGGGCAAACTCACTCTTGAACAGTTGAGCACGAGCATGGGGCCTATCCTGCCTCTTGCGAAAAATCTGGGCATTTCCTTTGCCGATGTGGCCGGTGCCATGAGTACCATGACTAATGCGGGTATCCCTGCTGAACGCTCTGCCACCTCGCTACGCTTCTTGTTCCAGAGCCTGGAAGTCCCGACGACAAAAGCTAAAAACGCCATGGAGTCGATGGGCCTTTCCTCCGTCGCCGTCGGTAATGAACTGAAAAAGAGCCTGCCGGGCGCTTTGGAAATGATCTACAAGGCAGCACTACGAGCAGGGCCAGAGGGCAGCGTGCCCTTTAATAGAGCCGTCAGTGATATGATCGGTGGGCAGCGTTCCCTGCAAGCTTATCTTGCTCTCACCGGCACACACTTTGCCACCTACAGTGCCAATGCTCGCGCCATTGCCGACGCTATGAATTTCAGTAAGACGGCGGTGCTCGGATGGGATACCGCACAGCAGAACTTTAATACCAAACTCGCCCAGGCGCAGGCGGCTCTACAAGCGGTCTTTATCACCATCGGGAGTCATCTCTTACCGGTGCTCACGCAGATTGTGGGACAGATTGTACCCATCATCCAGAAGTTTGCCGACTGGGTGACGCATACCAATGCTATTGAGAATGCCATCAAGGCGGTCGCACCGATCTTCGCTGCTTTTTTCGCTGCGCTCATGTCGGTGCTGCCTACCGTCATTGGCCTATTCCTCAAATTTATGGCTGTGCTTGGGCAGCTTATTGCTGCCGTTGCCGGTAATAAGCAAGGCATGGAGGCGCTGATTCTTGTCGCCAAAGTACTGGGGGTACTCGTTGTTGCGGTACTCGCGGCAGGGCTTCTCACGCTCGCTATCGTCTTCGGCATGATCGCGCTCGTCATTGTCGCCGTGATTACGGTTGTGCGCGCGCTTATTCTCGCCTGGAACGGCCTGGTCGCTGCCGCTAACTGGGTGGCCGGGGCCTGGAATAGCGCTATCGCCTTTCTGGTCGGATTGTGGCACACCCTGGTTGCTGCGGCTACAACAGCCTTTAACGCCGTGAAAAATGCCATTGTCTCTGCTTTTAACGCGACGATAGCCTGGATAGGGGGTGCCTGGAATAGCGCCATTGCCTTTATTGTCGGTATCTGGAATACCCTACGCGGCGCCGCCACTACCGCCTTCAATGCCATACGCACGGCTATCATGGCAGCAGTCAATGCGGTCATCACCTGGCTGGTGCAAGCCTGGAATACCTGTGTGCAGGCAGTCGCCGCCGCCTTCGCCTGGCTGTATAACCACAACTACTACTTCAAGCAACTGGTCGATACTATTCGCAACACCGTGCAGGCGGTCATCACCTGGCTACAAGGCGCCTGGCAAACCTGCGTCTCCTTCATTTCCTCCGTGTGGAGTACCCTTTCCGGGCTAGCATCGGCGGCGTGGAGCGCGATGACGAGCGTCATTATGTCCGTGGTGAATGCCGTTGTCTCCTGGCTGCAAGGAGCCTGGCAGTCAGCTATCGCCTGGCTCGGGGGTGCCTGGAATACGCTAGCCGGACTTGCTTCCTCGGTATGGAATGCGATATCCTCTACGATTTCCAGTGCCGTGACTACCGCGACGAACTTTCTGCGTAGTGCCTGGACAAGTGCCGCTGCCTTCCTGAATGGCGTATGGAATACCATCAAGGCGGCCGTTGTCTCAGCCTGGAACTTCATCGTCGCGCAGTTCGCCGCCGCCTGGGGACGCGTTTCCGGGCCGCTCAATAGCCTGGGCGCGGGTATCGGCAACTTCTTTAGCGGCCTGGCTAATCAAGCCATCGCCTGGGGCGCCAATATTATCCAGGGCATTATCAACGGCATCAATTCGATGATTGGAGGCGTCATCGGCGCGGCCTCCAATGTCGCCTCGACGATCACGAGTATCCTGGGCTTCCATTCACCACCTGCCCAGGGGCCTGCTAAGGATGCTGACAAGTGGATGCCTAACATGGTTGCCCTACTCACGAAAGGTATGACCAGCGGCGTCCCCTCAGTCAGCAGGGCAGCAACACAATTAGCGCAACCCATTCAAGGGAGTTTATCCGCAAGTGGGCCTGGGCAAACGCGTTCATCAGAAAGCGCGAGCAGCCGCCCGATCATTATCCAGTTTGGCAACGCTGAGTACCGGGGTTTCGTGCAGAACCTGGGCCGCGATCTACAGGGTACGATTATTATTCAGAAGGGCGGGCTGCGCTAATGGCTCTCCTCGTCACTTCCGCCGGAACGCCCCTGGCCGTCCACATCGAGAGTATCACCTACGATGAGAAGATCGATGATCCGGCCACTTGCACCTTCGATGTGCCCGATCTGGTGGCCTACTCCCTTTCCCAGTACCAGGTGGTGAACGTCACCGACACCATAACGGGTGCCCTCCTCTACGCCGGCTATATCGTCTCGGTAGCCGATGTAGCGTTCCCTGGCAATCTGGGGATACGCATGAGAACTATTACCTGCACCGGTAACCGCTGGCTGGCTGAGAAACGCTACTGGACGGGGCCTGAGTTCGACGGCTGGACGGCGGGTGATGTGGCGGCCGAGGTACACCGCGTGGTGTTAGCTTCAGAGGGCGTGAGCGCCGCCTACGCGCTCAGGCATGACATGGACGCCGCCAGTTTCGGGGCAGGCACGCTTGTGGGCACTACCGCCGCCGCTGGGACGCTGACTCTGGCTTCGGCAGGCACGGATTTCACGCAGACGGAAACGAGTACTGCTGATTTCAATACGGGGACGCTCTCAACCATCGGCGGCGTCTCAGGCGCGCTTGCCCTTACCTCCTACCTGGCAATCAAGTATAGCGGGAGCGCCGGGGCCAATCTCGATAACAACAACCTCTATAGCTATCGCAAGATCTGGGCCGGCAGCGCCTATACCCTGGTGGCGCTGGATGAGATTTACGTTGACCAGTGGATTGACTCGCGTAGCCCGGAGATCAAGGCGGGGATTGATCTGCTCTTTAGTGACGGCAGTTGGATGCATGACTACTCAACCGACTTTCAGGATAGAGAGGTGATTCCGCTTGACCCGGCGACTGACCTTAAGGGGTGGGCCGATGACCAGTGGTACAGTCGCAAGTGTATTGTCCCGGCGACACGAGCAGGGTTAGTCGTGGTGGCCGTCTATCTTGTCTTTCAGGGTGAAAAAGGCGGGGACTATAGCGCCTACTTCAAGAACATCAAGATCACTAACTCCGGCGGCGGTACACTCAGGCGCTCTATCTTCTCAGGTGGCGATACGACCATGGCCGCCAACGTCAAGGCGTCCTCCAACGGCTACTATAATACCGCGGCCTCGGTGGTGACGGCCTATGCTGAGTCGGGCTCGCGTGTCTCCCCTGCGCGCAGCATCAGCGGCGTGGGCATTGTCAGCGGCTCAATCATCAACTGGACGGAAACTGATACTATCCAACCCTCGGGCGCCACGAATACCTACCCGCCGCAGGTGCTGATCGAGGCGAGCGTGGATGATAGTGCTACCTGGGCTACCTGCACCAA